CTAAGGGCGGATTCACTGGCTCTAATGGAGCAGGTGCTGCTGCTTATGTCATGTCAGCCTCAACAGCTACAGGCACAGTTAACTTCCCAAGTTTCCCGACTCGTGTAACGGCATCCGATGTTTCTAACGCACGAACTGACTTCTTCGGAGTTAGCACAACAAAGACCGAAACAAGCACCACTTTCGATGAAGGGTATGTTGATTACGGTCGATTCTTAGGTGAAGATGTTATTGGGCCTACAGTGTGGACAGATAACTTTGGCCTATCCGTCAGCACTCTCCCAACTGGTGTCGCATTTGAAGATGCTTTCACACTAGATAATGTTGTCGTTGTACTGGATTCCGACTACGACTTCTCTACCAGTAGGCGAGCAAACATCGCTAGAGCAGTCTACACTTCCGGCTCTAGGGCCGCTGGTAACTCATTTACTGCCACAAGCAGTGGTGACGGTCGGCCTCCAACAGCAACTTATAAGAACATTATTGATGCTGGGTTCACCAAGTTCACCGCACCTTTCTTCGGCGGCTTTGACGGATTCTCTATTTACGAAAGAGATCCACTTCGCAACCGTCTAATGGACGGTCAGAATCCAACTCTCACCAACAACTATGTACTAAATACATATAGAACTGCTCTTGATATTCTAACTGATGCTGAGCAGTTTGAGTACAACCTACTTAGTATCCCCGGTGTTTGGTACTCTGGTGTCACTGATCGTGCCCTAGAAGTATGTGAACAGCGCGGCGACGCTTTGGCAGTTATTGATCTTAAGGGCGGATTCAATCCACCACACGAGCAGTATGTAACTGATCCTACATCTAGAAAGGGTACTGTAGAGGCAGTTGTTAACGATATTGATACAAGAAACTTGAACAATTCTTACGGCGCAGCTTACTACCCTTGGGTCCTTATACAGGATACAATCAGTGCCTCACCGCTTCGAGTTCCACCATCCGTTCCTGCTATCGGTGTCCTTGCTAACACTGAGAGAGTTGCAGATGTTTGGTTCGCTCCTGCCGGCTTCAATCGCGGTGGTATTTCCAACGGCTCTGCTGGTATCTCAGTAGTGAATGTTGATGAAAAACTAACAGCTAATGAGCGCGACAGACTCTACAGTCGTAACATCAACCCAATTGCACGGTTTCCAGCGGAGGGAATTGTAGTCTTCGGACAGAAGACACTTCAGGCAACACCTTCTGCACTAGACAGAATTAATGTTCGGCGTCTACTCATCTTCTTGAAGAAGGGCATCTCACAGATTGCTGCCACCACTCTCTTTGAGCAGAATGTACCGGCAACTTGGAACCGATTCAGAAACGCCGCTGAAAACTTCTTGAGCAGTGTTAAGATTGGATTTGGCCTAGACGACTACCGGGTCGTTCTTGATGAGACAACAACTACCCCAGATCTTGTTGATCGAAACATTCTCTATGCTAAGGTCTACATTAAGCCAACTCGCTCTATTGAGTTCATCGCTCTTGACTTTATTATCACGAGATCCGGCGCTTCTTTTGACGACTGATACTATTTACTAGAGAATAAGGAGTTTTTCTAATGCCATTTGACAACCCACAAAACTTTTGGACTAATACCAACACACCGGTAGATCCAAAGCGTAACTTCCGTTTTAGGGTATCCCTTTTCGGACAAGGTATCTGGTGGGCCAGAGACGTAGATCAGCCAGCAGCTACTGTTTCAGAAGCTACTCATGACTTTATGACCCATAAGTTCTATTATCCTTCTAAGGTAACTTGGAACGAGGTTAATATGACTCTTGTAGACCCAGTTACACCGGGAACATTGGACCAACTTCTTCTTACTCTACAAACTACTGGCTATATTCTCCCTTCAGATCCTAACGATCAGATTGCTTACAGTTCAATCAGTAAACCAGATGCTGTAGCTGCTTTGGCAGACGGCGGTGCGGTTACTATTGAGGTCTTAAATGCCGTTGGCGCACCACTGCACCAGTGGACCCTCAATAATGCTTTCATCAAGTCAGTTGCACCTTCACAGCTTTCATACACTAACGAAGAGCTAATGACAGTAGCTCTTGGTATTCGCTACGATTGGGCTTCATATCAATCGCTCAATAATGAACTTCCGGACGCTGATCTAGGAACTGGCTTGTTCAAAGTCTGATAAAACTTATAAACGAATCTAATTATTATTGGAGTAGTTTATTATGACTTTTTGGACAGACACGAAAAATATCCTTTCTCCCAAGAAAAAAGATCTATTCTTGGTGAGAATGGATAACCTTTTTGAAAATGAAGTTTTATGGTGGGCAAAATCAGTTGATAAGCCTTCTATTGAATACGATGCTAATGCTGGCCCTCAGGCGAACGCTTATATGATGGGCGCTGGCCAAGTAGGGCAGAAGGTCGGGTATATTAATCCGGGTGCGTTGAATACCTTTAGTCCAATAACAATAACATTTGTAGATCCAAATGGCGATAAGGCAGCAACCAAAGTAACAGAAAGGCTGATGTCTTATATGCAGGACGCTGGAAAGACTGGTAACTATTATGGACTACCCAATGCGACAAGGAATCTTGGTGTCGTAGAAATACAACAGCTTGCACACAAGGAACCAATTCCGGGCGTCGCCGGCAATCTAGATCCCGTTGAAACTTGGACTCTTTTCCAGCCATACATTATTGGCGTGGATTTTGGAGACTTAAGTTATTCTGATGATAGTTTGCTTGAACTTAGTATTAGATTAGGCTATACTGGGTTTAAGGTCCAGATTGGAAGAAATACATATACATTTGGTAACCAAAATTAATACTTGACTTCTATTAATAAATGGTTATATTATAGAAGTGATATGATGGAGTATACTTATGAGAGATAATAGTTCTCGTTTTGCGGCTCCTGCTGAAGAGCCCGCACCAGAACAGCCTAAAGCTGTTGACTTAATGTCCTTTGTGGCACCAACACAGTTTGTCGATCTTCCTTCAAAGGGAGAACACTACTCTGAAGGTCATCCACTTCATGGCAGCACATCAATCGAGATCAAGTTCATGACCGCCAAGGAGGAGGATATTCTCGCTTCTCAGGAACTTATTAAAAAGGGTGTGGTCTTGGATCGTTTGATTCAAAGCCTTATTGTAGATAAGCGAATAAGCGTGGATGACATGCTATTGGGAGACAAGACAGCGATCATGTATGCTGCTCGAATCTCTGCATATGGCCCAGAATACAAAACAAAGTTCTTCTGTCGATCCTGTAACCAAGCTGTAACAAACGATTTCGACCTATCAGAGATTGAACCAAAAGAAGTTAGTCTAGACGATGTTGAGTTTGTGAATGGGCATTATGTCTGTACGCTTCCTGTAACTGGCGTCAAGGTAGCTCTTCGACTTTTGGTTGGCAGAGATGAAAAGGAAATGACTGCCCATATTCAAAAGCAAAAGAAGCAAGGTGCCGAAACTGGTGCCCTAGTTACACAGTTGATGTTTATTATTCACAGCATCAATGGAGTAGATGCAAAGGGTCAGATTTATAACTTTATTCAGAATATGCCGTTTAGGGATTCAAAGTATCTGCGAGAAGTTCATGCTAAGGTTAGCCCAACCATGGACACAAATATGAACATCGCCTGTAATAACTGCATGATGCTACAGGAGGTGGAACTGCCTATGTCAGTGGAATTTTTTTGGCCTAAACAATGATTATATTCAAACTGTCTATGAGGAACTATTCCTTTTAAAATATCATGGACAGTGGGATTTCTTCGAGACATATAATCTTCCGATTCCGATCCGTCGTTGGTTTCTAGAGCGACTGATCAAGCAGAAGGAAGACGAGAAGAAAGAATATGAAAAAGCGCAAAAGAAAAATAAATAGCCGGGATAATACCCGGCTTTCTTTTTTATAAACTATTTATATTGATGGAGTTTATTTATGCTTAACGAACGGCAGATAACGCCTAGTAAATTTATAAAGGCATCAGATGATTTTGTAAGATACGCAGCAAGGTTTTTGCTGTTGGCTGGACAAGATCAAGAAAGTAGCCCACTCTTCAGAGAACTTGTTAACTTTATATTCCAGTATTCTCCAACAAGTGAAATCTATAGCATGATAGGATACACCGAAGAGCAGTCTGGTCCGATGGATGTTGCCGCACTTGAAGAGAGCACTGGCCTAGCGTCACTCAGTCCTGAAGAACTTAAGGCGATTGATGCTTTGATGGCACGAGATGAAGAGGGCCTTGAAATAATCACGAAGGCGATTAAGAAAGAACTTGGCCAAGGAGATGCAAATCTTGAAGATGTTCTCAAGGCCATGACACAGTTTAAGGATGAAGAGGCTCCGACTGCTCCTGACCCGGCAAAAGAGACAACAGCTTCAAAGTATCAAGAAAAGCTTATTGATCTTCTGCGTGACCATAGTAACAATACAGAGCCTTATTTTGACAACTTAAAAAGTAAGTTTTATAGCTATGTCCAAAACTCATTTAAAAAGTTTGGAAAACAGTCTTTTATTGATGCAAACCCT